TATGAGAGATTTAGCAGATGAGTCAAATACAGATTACTGTATCGTAGACTTTGTTGCTCCTTTGCCCGAGATGCGTAATAATTTTAAAGCAGATTGGACTATCTGGATTGATACTATCGAAAAAGGGCGATTCGAAGATACTAATAAAATGTTTACACCACCAGACGTTTATGATTTTCGAATCACAGAACAGTGGGCAGAAAAGTGGAGTGAATTTGTTGGAGATCACATCATAGATAATCGTCGACGTCCAACATTTGATTGGCAAAAAGAAACCGTTCAGATGTTAGGTCGTTGGCAACCATGGCATGCCGGCCATCGTGCATTATTCGAACGTGCTATTGCTAAGACCGGTCAAGTATGTATTATGATTAGAGATTGCCAAGGTTGGCAAGGAACAAATCCATTTGCTGTTGAACAGGTAAAAAGTTTTATTCGTAGAGATTTAGATCCGTTATATCAAGGTCAATACGAAATACAAGTTGTTCCTAATATTGTAAACATTACCTATGGCAGAGATGTTGGATATAAAATTGAGCAAGAAGTGTTTGACAATAATATACACAGCATCAGTGCTACTAAAATAAGAAAAGAGATGGGCCTTGAGTGAGAAACCTTTAAGAAGTCTAGCTAAAACTGTCAGTTGGAGAATAACTGGCAGTCTAGCGACTTTTCTTATTAGTTATATTATAAGTAACGATTTAACTGTAGCAGGTTCTATTGCTACTATGCAAATAATTTCAAATACTATATTGTATTTTATACATGAAAGAATTTGGAATAAAATAAAGTGGGGGAAACTAGTTTGAAAAAAGTTGTTGTATTAACTTCTCTTAGATCTGGATCAAATTATCTTGTTGATAATTTAATTCGATCAATTGAAAAAAAATATTCTGTCACTCCTTCGCATGAACATTACTACAGATCCCCGACTGATAGTGTAACAAAAATAGATAGTGTTATTAGTGACGATTACTCTGTGATCAAAATGTCATGGTTGCTTCATTTGCATGAGCTCAGTAAAATAGAAGACTTATCTACATATGATGCTATTCTATTAAAAAGAAAGGACAAACTTGCACAATCAGTAAGTATGATCACAGCATTGCAGAATCCAGAATTTACTTTTAATTTTTATAAAGATCATGAAGAACTTTGGAACGAATGGTTAAAAACTGATCCTAAATGTTATATTTCAAAAGAAGCATTTCATTTATATTTTTGGATGAGAGAAAGTTTAGAAAAAGGTGCTGAAAAATTTAAAACACAATTTAAAACTTTCACAGAAATTTATTACGAAGATATAGACGATAATCTAGAAAATTTAAAAAAAATATTGGAAAGAATAGATTTGCCCGATCATGAAAATCATCAAGATGATTTTATTTCAAAAAAAAGAAATTGGGATAAATGGGGTAGTGTTATAAACAAAGACGAAGTAATTAATTGGGCAGAGAAACTATTTGCTGAGGAAGGTTATACAATTGACCCAAAATATTATGATAGAGGTTAAAGAATGAAAATTATTAAAAAATTATTTGGTTTAGATAAAATTGAAGCCAATATCGAAGAAGCTCGATTGGCACTTGAACAAGCTACCAAATTAAAAGAAGAAGCTGAAAATAGTTTAAAAGAAATTGCTCAAGAGCAAGAATTGGCTAAATTGAGTCCAAAAGATCGTGCTACTCGAAAGAAAGAGCCATGGGTTGGCGTATTAAATACCCATGTAAACAAAGATAATGTGCGTAATGGCTTTTTTGAGCTTGACTGGAACGACCATTTTGTGCTAAAATTAAAGCAAGAAGGTTACGGTGTTGAAGGTGACAATGATGAAGAAATTGTCGATCGTTGGTTCCGTGAGCTTTGTGCCAATGTTGTAGTAGATGGCGATTACGGTGGCCCTGTGGAAACAGGTTCTTTAGACATACAGAGTGTGAAGAAGAATAATACATGACCTATATTTTAGTTGATACTGCTAACACGTTCTTTCGTGCTAGACATGTTATTAACGGTGATGCTGACATTAAGCTCGGCATGGCTTTTCATATTACCCTAAATTCAATCCGCAAGGCGTGGCAGCAGTTCAACGGCAGTCACGTTATCTTCTGTTTAGAAGGTAGAAGCTGGCGCAAAGATTATTATGCTCCATATAAGCGTAATCGATCAGATGCCCGCGCAGCTTTAAACGAACGAGAACAAGAAGAAGATCGAGTTTTTTGGGAAGCATTTGATACATTCAAAGAGTTTATCACAGACAAAACTAATTGCACAGTTTTACGTCACGAGCAATTAGAAGCTGACGATCTTATTGCTGGATGGATACAAAGCCATCCAGACGACAATCATGTTATCATTTCAACCGACACAGACTTTGTTCAGCTTATCGCTCCAAATGTAAAACAATACAACGGTGTAATGGAACATGTTATCACGCACGAAGGAATCTTTGATGACAAAGGCAAAGCAGTTATCGACAAAAAAACTAAAGAACCAAAAGAAGCACCTAACCCAGAATGGCTGCTCTTTGAAAAATGTATGCGTGGTGATACCAGTGATAATGTCTTCTCAGCGTATCCGGGTGTGCGCACTAAAGGCACAAGCAAAAAAGTGGGTCTTAGTGAAGCGTTCGAAGATCGTAAAACCAAAGGATTTGCGTGGAACAATCTCATGCTTCAGAGATGGACTGATCACGAAGGCAAAGAACACAGGGTGCTAGACGACTATGAACGCAATCGTCGACTTATTGATTTAAGTCATCAACCCGATCATATCAAAGAAATCATTGCTTCAACTATTGCAGAAGCCACCACAGCAAATAAAAACATTAGCCAGGTCGGAATACGACTAATCAAATTCTGTAATCTTTATGATTTAAAGAAAATTTCAGAACAGGCACAATCTTATGCGGAGCCATTAAATGCAAGATACATTATTAAGGAAGACCACAGTCTGTCGGTATAGAGATACCTGCGACTGTGCCACAGACACATGTTGGGAGAGCAGTATGACAGAACTACATGCTAAACCGATCATCGCAGATAAATTCTGGATCGTTGAAGAGAATGGAGAGAAGATCGCTACTCTAAGAAAAAACGAAGACAATCGTTTTATTATGAGTAATCATGACGGCATCAAGATTTACGAAACTAAAGAAAGTCTAACAAAAGAATTCGGTAAGAACTTTTTTGTAGTTAAAATTTTAAAAGAAGCAGATAATTCTGCACCAAACGAAGTTCATGGATTTTCTACTAGCACAACACCACACAATCCTTTGTATGATGTAAAAAGAAAATTGCCATTGTTTACAAAGAGCATTGATTCAAAAAGTTTATATTGTGCAGGTTATTACACAATTAAATTTGAAAAGGGTTGGGTAAAAAGTTTCTGTCCTAAATTAATCACTCTACAGCGTTACGAGTTCAAAGGTCCATTTAAGACCGAATTAGAAATGAAACAGGTATTGTCAAATGTCAGCAAATAACTTACCCACAAATTTGCCAAGTGTTGAAAAACTAATTCAGCGTGTAGTTGCTGCGGATAGAAGCCAACAAAAAGAAATTAGACTTACTATACAAGAAGCAAAAGATCTCACTGCTGAATTAGCTATTTTGACATCCAAATTAGGCAAAACTGTTCAAGAAATCCACACTATGTTGGCAGAAATAAAAGAATCTACCACTAACATCGACGTTAAGTTCGATGGAGGATCTTTCTAAAGACATAAATATATACGTGGTTAATTAGGAAACACGTATATCATGAGTAGACCAAAACCGAAGATTCTTTTAGAATATGCTAACAAGGAAACCTTTAAGGTTGAGCAGATCCTTGATAGCGAAGCCATCTGGGCTGTATTCTATAAAGGTCAACCTTTTAATTTAAAAAGCGGAAGTTTAGTCGCTAGTTACCCTGGGCCGAAATATAAAAAGGTTAGCTTTTCAAATCCTGGCCACGCATATAACCTAGCAAAGAAGTTAAACAAACTTTTCAAAACTTCAGACTTCGCAGTTTATAAACTTACCACCGGCGAAGAGGTAAAGTAAATGAACACCAAGGATGCCTATACACGGGTATTCTTACAGGCCGCAAACATAGAATTCGCCGACGACACAATCAAAAAATATTCCGCTGTATTTTGGTTTAGTTTTAGAAATAAAGACCAAGGCGGTTTAAGATTGACTGAGCAAGGTTTGCAATTCATTCAAGAACATGCTAAAATAAAAACATATAAAATAGAATTTCCAAAAGAATTTGCTTTCACTCCGCAAGTATTAGTTTGGTTAGACAATTTTATAGATTCCCCATATTTTATAACTAAAAAAAATATCACTGTAATGAAAGAAAAAGCAGCTTTTGAATTATATCTGTTTTCCGGAGATATAAGAAAATTTGGTCACAACAAAGCTCTTTCTAAAAGATTAAACCAAGAATCCCCTGTCGAATAAACTGACCATATAAATATTTTTACTATGTTTGATCTTAATCCAATTTCAATCCTGAAAAAGAGAGAGTTAAAAACTCTTCCTCCTCATTTCTCTAAAATCAAAGTAAGCGATAATGAGATGTTTGATAACAGAGTTAAAAATTGGATTAAAGACAAACTTAAAGGTCGCTTCTGTGTTATCAAAGCACCGCATGTTGATCAGAGCGGTGTGTTAAGATCAATCACATTTGCAGCCTTTGAAGACCAAAAAGAGCTAACATACTTTATGCTAGCTTGCCCATTTTTAAGGAGAAATTAATGTCTGAAGAACTAGCCAGCGCAGTTGCTGAAGAAGCAGCCAAAGCTAAACAAACGGCCGAAGCACCACAGGCCCCACAGCAACAAGGTGCTGATCTAAACATCAGTGACTTAGTTGCTCTAAAAAGCATTCTAGAAGTTGCTAGCCAGCGTGGCGCATTTAAGGCCAACGAACTAGAAGCAGTAGGTCGCACATTTAACAAACTGAACGCATTTTTAGAATCAGTAGCCAAAAAGGAGGCGTAATATGCCAGCAGTCTTAAAACACATAGGAAGAATTACCAAAACAGGAGCGAAAGTTCTGGTAGCATTCAGAACACTACCAGGGGAATCAAATATGGCTCTTGCGATTCCTGTGGCGAATTTAAGCGACTCGTATCATGACGCCATTATGAAAGTTGTAGAAAGTGACCAAGCGCAAGAAACATTCGAGTTTGGAGAACTGTTATTCATTAGAAGTTTTCCCGATGGAAGACCGATGTTACAGGCATTAAGAGCTGATGGATTTTTACAAAAAGTTCCTACAGATTCTGTAACAATGACTCCAACACCAAACGATACCATCGAATTGCATCAATTAAATGTTTTAATCGCAGAGCAAAGAAATTGTGCTGTAGATGACCTATGTCGCTTTGTTTCCGGAGCTCCTAATCCCGGAGTAGAAGTTGAAGATGTTGCTAAAATATCCGAAGTTCCGAAAACTGAAGAAGTATTAGGTAGAGATGTTGGCGAACCTAGAAATGTTCCTCAACCACTTAAGGCTCCCGAGAACCAAGTATTGTCTGATAAAGACATTGCTAAAGGTTACAGAAGCCAAGCTGATGCTATGTATAAAGAAGCAGCCCGTTTAAGAAGAGAAGCGGATGAACTAGATCCTCCTCAAAAGAAAACTACTAAGACCAAAGAAACCCTAGATGCCTAATCCGTTGTTTAGACCGCCAAGACATCTTGTCAAGGAATGGCCAGAAGTGTTCGAAGATCTATATATGAATACCATGCCGGTAGCATATTTAGATCTTGTTCACCTGGAGTTCGTCGACGGAAAGATTTGGCAGATTAATATAAAGCAAGAGTTAGAAAATAAAACAGCAGAAATTATCGCTGAAACGCTACTCGATACACTTCAAGAATATAAAGACGATATTAAAAAGATAGATTTTAAAGTTGATATTGAAAGATTAAAACTGGATATTAAAAATTCTACTGATAGTATTTTCTAGTGTTACCGTAGTGTATAATTTTATAATCTTCTGATTTAAAACTTCTCCAAGGATCAATAACGATTGATCCTTTTTCTATTTTACAATATAAATTTTGCGTTTCTTCAAATCCGCGATATTCGTAAGTTACCTTTCTATTGTGTGCCAATAGCACAACACCATAGCATCCCTGGATGTCATCTCCAGTTAATGGGTCAATATAAGTAGGCTTATGTCCTAATTCCTCGCAATAATGACCTATTAATAAACTATAACTGCCATCGCAGTATTCTACTCCGGGCTTATAGGCTTTTCCGTGGATGAAGATACTCATTCGATTTTCTTCAGCGTGTTTAACAAGTTCTTGGGCAAGATTCTTAGCCTGTAATTCTCTGGCGTTCATTATAGAATCGAATAGGTCGTATCCAAGATTTAATTTATCAGCCATATATCTTAGAGCTATATTGTCTCTAGGATGGCATGCGCCGCCGTCTCCCATACCAGCCTTCATATATTGAGGTCCCATGATACGCATAGTCGATTTAGCTAAAGCATTGGTCACAACATCAACGTCAATGTTACCTTGTCTTATAGCAACGTCTTGTATCATATTGACTAATCCAATTTTAGCACTAATGAAAGTATTATAAAAAACTTTAATGCATTCACATTCGTCCCAGGTGCCTACTTCATATCTTGGATTATTTTCCATGACAGTTTTATAAAAATTAATTAACTGTTCAGCGTCACCGTTCTCAGAACCATCTTCTGTTCCTATCATTACCATTTCTGGATTGACCATATCCCATGCCACGCTGCCCATAGCTATCAAATAAGGATTATAAACAAATCTAGTATTTGTAACCAAATGAATAAATTCTCTTCGAGTCGTTCCAGGCAATACTGTAGAAATAAGAACAAGTAGTTGTTTCTTATTCATATACTTGTTTGCTTCTGTTAAACAAGTTTTCACAATGTCATATGAAAAATCTTTTGGTTTGAGATGAGCCGTTGGTGCTCTGCCATCATATAGAGGATCATGCGGAGTTGGAACTGCAATAAAAACAATGTCAGTATCAGTTACACATTCTTTTATCGAATCAACTACAGTAACTGAATCACTATTTCTCGGAGTTATATCATAACCTTTTATAGTATGTCCTTTGTGAGCCATTGCTTCTGCACAGGGAAGTCCTAATTTACCCAAACCAATAAAACCAATTTGCATTTTTAACCTCAATAAATAATAGCAGCATATTATTTAGTGGAGTATTTTTTTGTATAAACAAGGTTTGATAGAACCGTTCTGGGATT